TACCCGTGTCGCTGCTGATGAGATCCGAGCTAAAATTTTAGATGAAAAAGAAGCTAGGCGTTATGAGAAAGAACATAATGTCGTAGTATGGGATAAAATAAAAATTAAAAACAAAAGTCTTTTTAATCTAACAGTTTGCACCATTCACAGTTATTGTAACAATCTGCCTGGGCGCAGCGTTGCTGAGGTGTTTGACGAAGCAACTTACATGGAGCTTTGTCGTCGAAAAGTAATGTTTCAACTTTATTATAAAGGAGCCAAAGATCTTAAATCTTTAAATAAAAGACATCCTTTCTTTAAGTTCCTAGGACTCGCTAAAGATAATGGATTTACTCTTGCTGAATATTGGCATTCCCATCGTCTTACCAATGAAGATAGAGCCGACTATAAATATACTTTATCTCAACTGCAGGAATTAAATACATATTACCAAGCTTTTAAAAAAGATATCAAACTTAATGGAAAATCTTCCTATCTAAAAGATTTTGCAGATATGATAGAACATTTTTATGAGGCTCCTAAAGACCCTGATTTAGATGTTCTTATTGTAGATGAAGCACAAGATTCAAGTATCCCTCAACGAAAAGCTTTAGATAAAATGGAAAAGAAAGCTCAAGAAGTATATTGGGCAGGTGATCCTGATCAAGCCATTTTTGCATTCGCTGGAGCTGATCCCGACTATTTTAGTAGGATATCCGTTAATCCTGATGAGGAATTAGAACAAGGGCATCGTTGTCCTAAACGTATTAATCAATATTGTAAATCAATTATTGAACCCATTTGGAAGCATTATGGTTATCGACGTACGTGGATTCCTACGAATGAGGAAGGAGAAATATATAGACTAGAGAACTTAAATCAATGTCCACAACTTTCATTACTCTTAGATCGTTTAAAAAATACAGACGAATCTTTTATATTTACTTACCGCGGAGGAAATGGGCCCAGAGATACCATTCTTGCTTTTTTTAAAAGACACGGCATCCGCTATGGACGTTATGGAACTGATATTGTTTTTGTTAAAAATTGGGAGATAAGTTGTCATCGTAATTTTCCACATTGGATAGGAGGAAAACCTCTTCATTTAACAGAGATAAAAGACTTCTGGAAAAAAGGAGGTTCTAAATTAATTGCACATGGAAAGGGAGAGTTTGATTTTAAAGGTTATGTTAAGCGCGATTATACTGTAGATGAATTTATTCAAGACGGGTTAATCAAGCCTGAGGCAAAACAATATACTAAGTATGAAGATATTAAATTAAAAGAAGCAGGAGCAACACAGCTTGAAACTTTTAAAAGAACAGAATATATTAATCAAATAATCAAAGACAATGTTGATTTAAAGAAAGACTTGCGAATCTTTTATGAAAATATTCACTCCATCAAAGGAACAGAGTTTGATAACGTTATTTTAGATGAAAGTTTACCACGATGGGAGGATAGATTTACTAGAATTAGATTGCGCTACGTAGCATGTAGTCGAGCTAAAAAAACTTTATGGCTATTAAGAAGAACCACGGAAAGAATATTATAAGCGAATACGACCAACAAGTTGGCGGCTCTCATTATAAAAAAATGAAGATTCAACCCAGCAGGTTTGTCCATGAAAATAGACTTCTTTTTGCCGAAGGGAATGTTATTAAATATATGTGTAGGCATCCTTATAAAGGGGCAAACAAGACTTGTTAAAAGCTAAACACTATATCGATATGATTATTGAAAGGGACTATCCTTAATGTGCGTTCGTCCAGAATTATCTGATTTAGATTTAACAGATATAGAAATAGCTGCGGTAGACTTAGAAACATGGGATCCTGATTTAAAAACAAAAGGATCCGGCGCCATTACTAGCGATGGTAAAAATAGTTATGTAGTAGGTATAGCAATTGCCACTCGTAAACAAACTTTATATTTTCCTATCCGTCATAAGTACAAATCTCAACAAATTGATCCTAAATTAACCTGGAGAGTTTTGAATAAAAAACTGTTTCAAAACCCCAACATCAAAAAGGTATTTCACAATGCAATGTATGATGTATGTTGGATTCGTGCTGAGACCGGACTAATGCCCCGGGGACTTTTATTAGATACTATGGTGGCCGCATCTCTTATCGATGAAAATAGATTACGTTACTCTTTAGATTCTCTAGCAAAAGATTATCTACAAGAAACTAAATACAAATATGACTTAAAAGAAAAATCCGAGGCTTCTCCTTACTTCATTACTGATCCTATGTCTAATATGCATAAACTACCTTATGAGTTAGTAAAAGACTATGCGGAACAAGATGTTAATCTTACTTTAAAACTCTGGAATTTGTTTGAAAAGAAAATAAAAGCTCCTTTATATACTAATGATAAAGGTGAAGTTAAGTCTTTATCAAACATCTTTAACCTTGAGACCGATCTCTTTCCTTGTCTCGTAGAAATGAGATTCAAGGGAGTAAGAATTGACGTTGAAAAAGCTAAACAGGTAGGAATTAAACTTAAAAAAAGATCAGATAATATAATTAAAATAATTAAAAAACGAACAGGAATCAAAATAGACATGTGGGCAGCCGCTTCTATTAAAAAGCTTTTAGATAAATTAAAAATAAAAGACTACGAAGAAACGCCCAAATCTAAAATGCCTCAACTTCCTAAAGATTATCTCCAGACTCATGAGAATAGATTTTTAAGATTCATTGCAAAAGCTAGAGAATGTGACAAAGCTCAAAATGCTTTTATCGAAGGTTTACTTAAATATGTACATAAAGGACGTATTCATGCAGAGATTAACCAGATCAGATCTGAATTCAAAGGTACTGTAACAGGAAGATTTTCTATGTCTAATCCTAATCTACAACAGATTCCAGCCAAAGGACTCATTGGAAAAAAAATGAGAGAATTATTTTTACCTGAAGAAGGCTATCAGTGGGGATCTTTTGATTATTCGCAACAAGAACCACGTCTTGTGGTTCATTATGCTTTAAAAAATAAATTACCAGGAGCCGATATTTTAGGAGATGCTTATAATAAAGATCCTGCTACCGATTTTCATAAAATTGTAGCTGAAATGGCTGGTATTACTAGAACTACTGCTAAGACAATCAATCTAGGATTATTCTATGGAATGGGGAAACTTAAACTCGCTGCTCAATTAAACCTCGATAAAGACGAAGCCAGAAAATTATTTAATAATTATCATTCTAAAGTACCTTTCGTTAGAAATTTATCTCAAGGACTACAGGATTTTGGAGTTAAAACACAATTGATTTATACTCTTGAAGATAGATTCTGTAGATTTAATAAATGGGAACCTAAGGATAAAAAATGGAATAATAAAAAAAGGATATTTACCATTACCAGGAAAGAAGGAGAAGAATGGATAGAAAAAGCAGTTCCTATTCTCACCAGAGAAGAAGCAGAAAAAGATTATCATAGCGAACGAGCTAAAAGTATAGAAGCTAGTGATCCTCAATTATTAGAATTCGAAGGAAGATATCAGCCTGCCTTTACTTATAAAGCCTTAAACAAACTTATTCAGGGAAGTGCAGCAGATACGATTAAAAAAGCCATGGTATTACTATTTAAAGCAGGTATTATACCCCAGATACAAATTCATGACGAATTATGTATATCAATCAAGAATAAAGAAGAGGCTGTAAAAGTAAAAAATATTATGGAAAATGCAGTTAGACTTGCAGTACCTAATAAAGTAGACTACGCAGTTGGTTTGAATTGGGGTAATATAAAACAGGAGGAACTATGGAAAAAGTGAAACAACTTTGGACATTAGCAAAAGCTAATCCAAAGACATCTGCCGCTGTTGTGGTAGTAATTGTTGCTATTTATTTTTTAGTGAACTAGGAGTTTTATGATAAATGGCATATCTAAACGCGAATATTCCTGTGACTTACGCACAGATCAGGAGAGAGTATCTCTATGATCTTAAAGAACATCACGGGGAAGCTGAAGACTGCATCATTTTCGCGCTGGCTAGTATCACTGGTCGTCCGATTTTATTCCATGCCATTATGGAAAACGGTGCAATCTTTTA